CATATTGTTGTGCCCAATCTATGGCATCCACATAGTCTTGGTAATACTTTGTGCCTTCGGTCAAATATGCCAAGTCCTTGTGCGGCAGAACAATGCCAGCAGCAGCCATATCCTTCTGAGCAAGCTCAATAAAGTAACGGCCGATAGCATTACCAATTCCGCGTGAACCGCTATGAAGCATAATCCACACATCATTGTTTTCATCCAAACACAGTTCCACAAAGTGATTTCCACCACCTAGTGTACCAAGTTGGCGATACGCCTTTTCCTCTGCATCCTTAACCATCTTTTCAATAGCAGGATGCTTCGCAACGATATCGTCCAAGCCCTTCTTTAGTTGCTTGTATTGATTGTTCAGCAGAGTACGAGTATCTTGGTGACCCTTGCCGTTCAGTCTTTGTGTTGTGTGTTCATCGAAGCCAACAGGAATCATTGTTTCGATTTCTGTACGAATACGATGTAGGTTATCCGGCAGGTCTTCTGCCTTAAGACTGATACGGCAAGCAATCATACCGCATCCAATATCCACACCAACCGCTGCCGGAATAACAGCAGATCTGGTTGCCATAACAGTGCCCACAGTGGATCCTGTTCCGACGTGAACATCCGGCATTGCTGCCACATGCTTGAAAACAAAAGGCAGGCCGGTGATGCTTCTCAACTGATCAATAGCACCGCTTTCCACAGGCACAAACTTGGTCCACATATGAACATCTACAAGATCACCTTTTATGATGTTGTATGGTAATTCTTTTTCTTCACTCATTTTTGTCCTTCATTATTCGGAATACCTTTAAATTTAGAAGGTCTTCCTTTGTTGGCTAATCCTATTTTTCTTTTTGTTTCATCTGTAACAATGTGACCCGAGAGAGTTGCAGACCTTTTAAGATTTTCTTCTACAGAGGGTATACGACCCGGTTTTCCCTTTTTAGAGGCAGATACCTTTTGCCCCACTTCTGGTGGCCTCGGTCCTTTTAAAATTCCCCTCTTTGCTAGAGACATTTTTTCCTTAGCCTCTTCGGAATGTCTACGTCCAGATGGGCCTTCACCGCCATCTGTTAAATTTAACAAAGAACCTTTTCCTAAATCTTTTCTACCAAATTTTTGTATAAGTTCAACTTCAAGAAAATGAGCAAATTCTTCATTTAGACCTGAATATAATCCTATTATAGGTTTTATACCGTTTTTCTTCATTAACTGAAGTCGTTGAATAAACGGGTGCTTAATTCTCTTAGTGAGATGTTTCCAAGCACGATCCTCAATGCCCTTACCTACATAGATCGGTTCATTATTTCGAGATGGATCATAATAGATATAGGTATAAAAATCTTCCATTTTATTCCTTTGGAGTAATTCCAAAATGCTCGCGTATTTCATCTTCGAGTCCAAACATAACCCCTTCGGCATTTGCTACAACTTCACAGGCAATCTTGATACATTGCTCGATAATCAGTTGAGCGTACCGATCGCGAAAGCAATCGGGAATGTACATAAATTGCGTGTCAGGATTATCGATGCTATCAACATCGGAAATAGCCTGTCTACAAAGTTCTTCAAGATTCTTCATTGTGCTACAATTTCAATTACACGTGGGGCGTGAACCTTTTCCTTGCCTGCTCCACAAGACTTACGCACCAGTTCGGGGTGATTCTTGGCATAGTCTTGCACAAACCAAAGTTGTCCGCAACCTCCGCCGATATCATCCTGTCCTGCCGGATCAAAACAACGAACGGAATATCCTTTTTCCAGAAGCTTTACCATGAAATCAGTAGCCAGTTGGCGCTGACGTACATTCGCAGCAGCAACAGATTCATCCTGTTCGCAAATTACCGACACGGTTGCTTGCCAGGTTGCCGGATCGAACAAATGAAGCAAACGTTCGACATCTTCTTGTGACGTATTGCCTTCATGAGCACAATAGTTGAAAAACGGTTGACGTCCGGTAACACTATTCCAGTAGGTACCTTCATCGGCAATCTGTTCCAAGTTCAATTTGGCCTGGAAAGGAATCAGCTTGTTACGTGCTTCGTCGGTGCTTTCGTGTACGCTAAATTGCAGGCCGATGGTAGGAATTTCCACAGACAGTTCAGCCAACCAGTCATAATCGACATCTGGTGCCGAAGTGCTAATCAGCAATGCTGCATTAGGATACAATTGATGAAGCTTACGAAGAGCACCTTCCAGCCCTTGCTTATTCAGCATAGGTTCACCCATCGACATGAACATAATCTGCAGGCGCTTAACATCCGACACATTGATATTTTGGTCGGCAAACAAATGTTGTACCTGTGCAACAATTTCGTCGGATGTCAGACTGCGAATAAAGAATTCGCCTGTGCCACAGAAACGGCTACCAACCGGACAACCAGATTGCGTAGAGCAACAGATAACAGTGCGATCCTCGTAGGTAGGATATTTGTACAAAACTGCTTCAGCAACGGCTCCGCGTTCACCCTCGTTGGTAAACACATATTTGCGGACGTTATCATCCGAGCTTTGAATCCACTTTACATTTTGCCAAATCATGCTGATCCTTTGAGTTTCTTTACAATGATATCTGCTTCACGGGGCTGAATTAGCTCCTCGAGTGTAACTTTAGCAGGTCCTATTGACATAGTACAGAGGACGACCTCACAATCTTCGTAAACTGAAAATCCCCCGCGATTTTTACCAACCATAGTCAGGTGTAATTTAAGTTGGCCGATTGGCCACATCTTGCCAACCTTTTTCCAAGAGATGCTAGATCCGCCGCTGGAAAATAAACCAGTCTTCTTATTACGAATTTTATAGTATTCCATTTAAATCTCAATCACCAAATTTTTATCAAAATCACGATTAACTGTATCGTCATAGTATCCATATGGATTACATACCACTCTGGTATTATTAATCATGTAGTCCCAATTTCTGTGTGTATGCCCGTGGACCCACAAATCTACCTTATCGTGGTAGGCAATCAATTCTTCCAAATCGGCAAAATAGGCAGCATCGCTCCGATCTTTGCGTCTCTTAAGGCGGAATCCGTTACCAGGACTATGATGGCTAATAACAACAGTCTTGCCATCAAAGGGTTCCTCTAACTTAGGCATTAGGAAATTCATGAATTTATCATGTTCCTTTAAAACAAATTCCGGAGTAATTAGCTTATCATTATGTTTGATACATGCGTAGTCATTCATAACACGGTGGGCATAGCCGATATCAATAACATCGCCGTCATTGAAATCGGTCCACATTGTCCCGCCTAGAAATCTTACACCATCCAATATACGCCAATCGTTATGAAGGAAGTGAAAATTCTTAGGACCATCGTATTCAAATTCTGTCCAGCCCTTGATTACTGCATCAAAATCGTTGTCGTAGAATTCATGATTTCCACAGATACGGATAACATCCCTGAAATGCTTACACAATTCTTCAATGAACTCTCTTCCGCCCATACCCTTGCCAATGTCGCCGGCAAGAATAAGTGTCTGCTCTTTATCTTCTTCGGAAGGAGTCCATAGGTGGGCAAACCTGTATTGGCTAAATTCCAAATGTAAGTCTGAAAGTAAACGTATTTTCATAAATATATTTATGGATTATCAAAAGCACTATAATTTATTAATTTACCGAGCTAAAAATCGGGAACTAATTTCCTACACCGAAAAGCACCATATTATTCCAAAATGTATGGGTGGGTCTAATAGTTTATATAACATTGTAAAACTTACACCCGAGGAACATTATGTGGCACATCAGTTATTGATTAAAATTTATCCATACAATCATTCACTTAAAAAGGCGGCCTGGATGATGTCAGTAAGTTCAAAAAATCAGAAAAGAAATAATAAGGCTTATGGATGGATTAAGCGCAATTCAATACTGGCCGGGCCAAATAACGGAATGTATGGAAAAACACACGAACCAGAAGTTTGTAAGAAATTGGGAAAATTAGCTTCAGAAAGATTTTTAGGAAAAACTTATACTGAATTGTATGGCATCGATCGAGCAAACCAAATTAAAGAAGAAAGATCTAAACAAAGAAAAGAATATCTAAAATTAAATCCGCAAATCGGGTCTAATAATCCAAATGCTAAAACCTACCAAATTACCAGCCCAACCGGTGTTGTCTATAAAATTACAGGTAATTTAATAAAATTCTGTAAGGACAATAGTCTATGGGTTGCGAAAATGATTGATGTATCAAAAGGAAGAATTTCTAATTATAAAGGATGGCACATTATCTGTCTTTAATCATGTTTCTGCCGCTGAATCTTCTTCCTCTTCCTCTGTACTCAATACACTTGCCATAGCATTTGAAAAACGCTTCGACAATTTTGCCTTTCCAGAAAGTAAATCAGCCAAGGAATCTAATTTGAAAATTTCCTTCATTTCATCTGAGAATTCCCAACCGACCAAATCTTTATGTTTAGAGATCGAATCGCATAATAATACCCATTCCTTTACAGTGAGTTTAGAATTCGCAATAATCTCTTCGTTTAGATCTTTAACTAGGGAAGGATATGTCCTGATGATACTTCTAACATCAGTCTTTGTAATCAAAGATTTTGTATTCTTAAGAAATATCAGACGATATTTCGCATCAAATTTAATCATGTTTTTCCAGAATCCTGCTGTGGTAGCATAATCGGAAAAATCTTTCACATAGGTATCGACAAGCCCCGGACTTGATCGCGATAAGCCAAGAAGATCATCGCTAGTTATTTTTGGTAGTGGTACCACATTCTCAAATACCCATTTTGGATGAGTTAGTGTGAGTGCCGATTTTCTTTTTGCTGGCAATCTTACAAACAGATCTAATCGAATATACTTTTTGAATTGGTTCAGTAGAAGAAAAAAATATGAATCATTATCTAATTTTTCTAATTCTTCATCCGTTAATTCAACTGAGTTTTTAATCGACTTATGAGACACATTCATAAGCACCATACTTTTTTCTTTTGGTGAAGTAATTGTCGGTAATACCAATGAAGCGAAGATTTTAGGTTTTTCTTGTAAAAGTCTCGTCCTGTCTTCAATATCAAGACTGGCGATATCAAACATCTCTGGATGTGTTTGAATTAACAATTCAAGATTAATTGCTCTACTCAATATATTGGTAATTCTACTCATTTTATTTTACCTTTGTTTTTCATTCTTCTTATTTCCCATTTATATTGTTTCTGTGTGTATCTTACACCGTAAATCCAATATTGCTTTGGACCAGCATCTGTTATTACGGCGGGACCGTCAAGTCTATGAAGTTTTCCTTCATGGAACCAGGCCATATTGTGTTTATGTATGTAGGCGGGACCATTTTCGCGATGCAATTTTCCTTCTTTATACCAGGCTTCTACCTTAAATAGACGATTGATATAGGCGGGACCATAGATTCGGTGAAGCTGACCTTCGTGGTTTCTATACTCAACATCCATATATCCTTTTGGATTTTGATGAGCAGGGATTGACCAGGGTTGCCCCCACCAATTCCACCATTCCGGGTACTTTCCAAAATTGCTGAAGAGTGGACACTTAGCGTCAACTAAATTGCGCTCTAAGGTAAGTGCCTCAATGATTTGCCCTTGTTCTAATTCTTCGCGATCCATGTACTATTATAGCACAGAATTTCTTTAGGAGTCGATTTGGTGTTTACGATAAATAGATGTAGTTCGCGATGCTATCAACATCCAACTACTCTAATGTTTATAGGGAACACCAGCAAATGTATTTAGCCTACACTTATTTCGTAAGAAATAAAATTACCAACCAATTTTATTATGGATCAAGATTTCATAATACCAAAAGACAAAGAACACCAGAAGAAGATTTCTGGATCTACTATTTTACCACTTCAAAAATTGTAAAAAATGATATTAAAATCTACGGAAAAGATCAATTTGAATATAAAATAATTTATAAGAATGAAGATTATAATTTGTGCTATTGGTATGAGCAGGATCTAATAAAAGAGCATATTAAAAATCCATTATGTCTGAATAGACACTATGTTGACCGAAAATCCAATAATCAAAAATTTTCTGCTTTTGGTCTAATACATACAGAAGAAAGTAAGATAAAAATGTCTAAGGCGAAGACCGGTAAATCTTTACCAAGGACTAAAGAAACAACTGATAAAATTGTATCAACCCGAAAGAAAAATAATATAAGACCAACAGAGGAAGCGAAGAAGAAACAATCCGAATCAATGAAGGGGAGAATTCCTTGGAATAAAGGGATAGAATCATCACAAGAAACTAAAGATAAACAATCTCAATCATTGAAAAATAAACCGTGGTCAGAAAATAGGAGGTTTGCTCAAATTAGACGGAATCTTCCCACCCTATAGATTTTTCTAAAAATTCTTGAACACCACCACACAAGCGTATTGTCATTGAATCCATTTCAGAAAATAGAATCAATCGTCTTTTTGTGAAGAAGTATGGAAATTCCATTTTGGATAGACCAAACCTATGTCTCGATTTGATCGACTCGGGTATCTCAAAACTATAGGCAGTGAATATATTCTTAACAATAATAAACCCGGAATACGAAAGCCTAAGTCCATCGGGATGATGGAAGATAAGCTTATTCAGTTGATTGTCGTCCAGTAAGGATGCCTTTTCGTGCTGAGCACGAATTTCTTTAAAGATTGCTTTCTTTAGTGGAGACATATTCATATTTATGTCACAGTTCTTTTTAGAGATAAATAGTAGTATGAAATTAAAAGAAGTTGTCCAAGAGCATATGGTAACACATTTGTTACAGTTAGTCAAGAAAGAACTTGACCTAGCTGACATTCCTAAAATTATTCTAATCGACGATGAACCTGCTATAGGTGGTGGTTCATCTTTCGGAGAATTCGATGGTGATATTAGGGTTGTTACAAAAGGAAGACATCCTGTTGATGTTATGAGGACTCTTGCCCACGAATTAGTTCATTGGAAGCAAAGAACTATGAATATGCCACTCGATGGCGCTGATGGAAGTGAGACTGAAAATCAGGCTAATGCTATTGCTGGCATATTACTCAGAAAGTTCGGAAAAATGTACCCCGAATATTTCATTAATTCTATTCCACAATAAATATGTCCAAAAATATTTTCTATGTATATGCCTATCTGCGAAATAAAGATTCGAAGACTGCCAAATGCGGAACTCCGTATTATATAGGTAAAGGAAAAGAAAATCGTGCGTGGGAATCTCATGGCAAACTTCCTGTTCCAGATGATAAGAATAAAATAATATTACTGGAAACAAAATTGACAGAAATAGGTGCTTTTGCGCTTGAAAGAAGATATATTAGATGGTATGGCAGAAAGGATCTGGGAACTGGTATTCTAAATAACAGAACCGATGGCGGTGATGGAACTGCAGGACGGGTGGTATCAGAAGAAACGAAAATTTTACAGTCTAAGAAAATGACAGGAAAGATTAGCCCTAATAAAGATAAATCTACCCCACAAGAAATCAGAGATAAAATTAGTCAATCGTTGTTAGGAAATGTTCCGTGGAACAAAGGATTATCGACCGGCCCTAATCCCGAACATAGTAAAAGAATGGAAGGCCGTGTTCCATGGAATAAGGGCCTAAAAACTCCCGGTAAGGGCGGAGCTAAAAAAGGTAATATTCCATGGAACAAGGGGATTAGTAAATATAATTAATCATTTTCGTCGCAAGGTACGCCTTCCGTTAGTTTATATACACCGAAATCTTCTACCTTAAACATCTTATTCAATCTCTCTGCCAAATTGTAGGCATGTCCTGAGTTTGAAAAACTTACCTTCTTATATTTAGGTCCCGGATAGGAAACTAAGTGGCTAAGTGTCCTTAGATTGATAGGTTTACCTTTGTAGAAAACAGCGTAAATCGCATCGGCTTCCAAAACCTGCTCGGCCTTGTATGTCTTTGAATTTACATTTTCTAATATAATTACTGGTTTGGGTCTAGCCATGATTTAGTTCTCCTGTTGATGACGAGCTCTAGCAGAAATTCTCATCTTCTCGATAGTTTCGGGACTAAATTTTCTTCCAGTTAATGCTCTAGATATTTTTTGATTCCTTTCTTCAGAAAAAATATGTCCTTTAAGAGAATTAGATCTCTTAATATTTGATTCTTCTGAAATAACCTGTGTAACACGCTTCTGTCTAATTTTTTCTTTTGTCTCTTCGCTATGACTTTTTCCAGTCATCGGAGATTTTTGAAGTCTTCTTGCTTCTCTTATTTTATTTTTGGTTTCTTCGGTATGCGGTAAACCAATTCTGCCTTTTATTCCCCCACCATCTTCGTGCCCTAATTCGGGGATTAAATTAGCCCATTCTTTGGATTCTACTATATTATTTCTAATAGAAAAATTGTTGGCATATTCAATTAGTTCTGATTTATCAGTAAATAATTGACACCAGGTGGTGGTTATATTTTTTCCATGAACCGTAAGGTGGTTTAACCAATACTGGCCAGACCCCTTGTATTTGTAAGGATCTTTAGAAGTAGTTTTTCCAAAATATTTTAGTCCAGTAACTGTATGTTCTTTGACATATAACCAAGTCGGTTTACATTCTGCCATTCCCATGTTCTCCAATAAATATACATATATTTATCTGAAAACACTCTTTTAATGGCCATTAAAAAAGGGACCCGAAGGTCCCTTAATTGTATATCCATTCTTTTGATAATTTAATATCATCAAATGTTAATTGGTGTGGATGATTTTTAATTGGATATGCCCAACTTCTTTTTCCTGTCACAACATTTTCTATTCTTCTACGACCCACTGTTCCTTGCCTATAATTTTTCTTATGTTCGACAGTTCTTCTTAGCCCCGATATCGCTTCAGAGACCTTGTGCTTGTGCTCGGGCGACAGTGGAATACCGGCCGTCACACCTTTAACTATTCCTGCCTCTTTTAATTCCTCAAACTTTTCCTGTGATAGATGAATAGATTTACCGGTAGCTATAATTTTTCCACTTACAAATCCTTTTGTAACACCTACTAAATCGCCCGTAAGATATGCGGTATCATCCTTGCTAACTCTATAATATTTTCCATTATTATCTTTAACTGTGATTGTATCTTTAAGATTTTCTCCTACCAATTTCCTTAAATTATTTAATTCTTCCTCGTTATATTTAAGAAATCGTCTGGCTAATAGAAAGCAAGCATAATAGTCTTTCTGTTCATAATGAATGTTATAATGATCCTGTACCGAAAGACATTTTAAATTTTGAATAGAATTATTTAATCTATTACCGTCTATATGATGAATATGAAATTTTCTTCCAAAATCATCAAAAGGAATAGGACCAAAATGATTTTCCCAGATAAACTGATAATCTTCCATTTTGGTCCTACTCGAACGCGCCGCCGTCTAATATTTGAGTTGTTCTAACGGCAGTTTCATTGAGCGCCACTTGTTGTGATGGCTTTTCTTGTTGTTTCTTTATCAGTGTGTCAATTTCCTGTAATAATGCCTTAGCCTCGGCTACAGTCATTCGATACTCTGTTACATTTCTCTGTACATTTTTAAGGCGCGCTCTAAGTCTTTCAATTTCCATTTTCGCCTTTTAATTTCCTCATCAAAACATACAATTCCATTTCTTCCCTAAATTCTTTCCAAGTAGGCAAGATTCTTCCGGGATCATATGCTCTAAAATTATTTTTCTTTGAAGTGAGTTCGCTAACAAACCCACCGTCGTAATCAACTTCTTTGATATGAAAAGATTTACCCACTTTTCCCCAAAATACACAAACACGGGTTGGTGGTGTATTATCTCTGTAGTAATATGTAGATCTTACAATAGGATCCTGGCCTTCGGGTAATAATCCCTTAGGTGTGAAATATCCCCAAACATGGCCACGACTTCCACTGTCTCTTTTTAGACCAAGAAAGTGAATATCGATAAGATCGTTGATTTCCACAATTAGTTGCCAAGTTTAAGTTTCCTGATAATCTGTAACTGTTCGAATTCATTCCTTACATGATCTTGCAATGTATAATCTTGTATATATTTTTCTTTCTTACGCATTATTGTCTTGTTGAAACTACGCTTTAATGTGTTTTCTCTTATCTTCTGGAAATGAATCACACCGTCTTTTTTGCCCCAAAAAGAATAATAAGGATTGAACCAACTATCCTCTTTATTTCGTAAATATCCCCAAATACGGCCACTACCTGTATTGTGGTATCCGACCCATGAAATTTCAAAGCTCATTTTTTGCCCGTATTCTTTTCCTTACGCAGCCTAGTAAGTTCCGCTCTCATCTCAATTTCAGTTTTATATGGTCCACTGAATTCGTATGTGTTAAGTGTTGATAATTTAGGACAGAATGCCGGCATCCAATTCTTAGGGAAGTTTAAGCAATAATATCCTGCGCTGTAATAAACATCGCTTGTTGCCTTCTTGCTGAATAGTGGAAGTTTATTTCCCTTAATGATAACTTCGTTAGGGCTATCAAAATCGACAGGATATCCGTTAATGAAATAGTCCTTTTTTACCGTTTCGGTTTCTGTTAGTTCAACTACGTTCTCGAATACATCCTCGGCGAAATATTTGT